AAGATGACTTTTGATGGTAAGGGTGGTAAACAACACAACGCATCTGTATTGGCAGATAAGATTGGTATGGGTATTAACCAACGTATTTCGGGTTCACGTAAATCCGATTCAAAATACGAAAACACATTGGTTATTGTAAACCAACCTTGGGTTGAATTACCTGACAATCCATTCGGTCAACCAAAGATTAAAGCAAAAGGTGGGGAGGCTATTTGGTTGAACTCATCTTTGGTATTCTTATTTGGTAATCAAAAAGGTGCGGGAACTAACAAGATTACTGCAACAAAAGACAAAAGAAGTGTTAAATTTGCTATCAGAACAAAAGTATCTGTAATGAAAAATCACATCAATGGATTAGGATATGAAGATGGTAAGATTATTGTAACACCACACGGGTTCTTGGCAGGTAAAGAAGCATCTGAAGAGAAAGCGTCAATTGAATCATACAAGAAAGAGTATGCTGACTATTGGAAAGAAATTATCGGAGTCGATGGTGACTTTGATTTAAAAGAAGAAAAAGAAGATTAATATATTGTTTCACCCTTTAAATCACAAATGTGATTAAAACACTATTAGTAGACGGTAATAATTTATTTAAGATAGGATTCCACGGAGCCAAAGATGTTTTCAACAACGGAGACCACGTGGGCGGAGTATACCACTTTGTGAATATACTCCGTAAATTCCTTGAAGAACACAACCATGATAAAGTTGTTGTGTTTTGGGATGGTGAATCAAATTCATCTATCAGAAAGTCTATATACCCCCAATATAAAGAGAACAGACGAGAGAGTATGAATGAGTATAAATACGAATCGTATTTGTACCAAAGGTCTCGTGTCAAACAATACCTTGAAGAAATTTTTGTAAGACAGATTGAAGTTGAGGACAACGAAGCCGATGACCTCATCGCATACTATTGTAAGATATCCAAAGACGAACAGATTATCATTTTTTCCGCAGATAAAGACCTCACACAACTTATCTCTGAGAATGTGACCATCTACTCCCCAATCACAAAACAATACTTTAAGAATGGAGATATGATATCCATCAACAAGGTGGACATACCCCACTATAATGTATTGTTAACAAAAGTGTTTACGGGGGATAAATCGGATAATATTGATGGTATTCAGGGACTTGGAGAAAAAACTTTAGTTAAGTTATTCCCTCAATTGCAGGAGAAACCATGCACTATCGAAGAAATCTTGGATTGTGCACGAAATATCCCGCAAGACAAACCTTCAAAAACCTTAACAAATCTTTTGACTGGTAAGACAAAATCAACTATACTTGGAGAAGAGTTTTATACAACAAACAAAAAGATAGTCGACCTTACTAACCCTTTAATTACTGAGAATGGAAAAGAATTAGTTGAACAAATTTTGAACGATACAATAGACCCAACGGATAGGGGTTACAAGAATCTGATGAGGATGATGATGGAGGATGGTCTATTTAAGTATCTACCCAAAGACAATGAAGCTTGGGTCAATTTCCTCAAACCCTTTATGAAATTAACAAGAAAAGAAAAAAGAAATACAAACAAAAATTAAATTATGAAAGAGCAAGACAGCACCAAAATGGAATTCTTACTTACGTTGAACGACAACATCGTTGTCCAAAGATTCTTTAATGTTCGAGGGTATAACCCTAAAGCAAAAAATTCTTTGGAGTTGTACGACTTTGTTAAACGACTAAAAGAATCCCTTGAGTACAACCTCAAAATGAAGACGGTTATTTACATGATGGACAACAAAGATGCTATTGTTGCAGACCCTGCAATTATGGACACATCGTTCACCGATGAAAAGGAAGAATTCAACATTTATGTAAAAATTGGCGAACAGACAATTTGTCATAGAAATTTTGATGGAAAATTATTCCCGCCAAAAGTTCGTTATACGGTTGATGTACGACCATTTTTGAAAGACGTTCTCCGAGAATTAACTGACATTTTTTCAGGTCAAAAATTAAGTTTAGAATATTTGAACTTTGACCTAAACAAGTGAATATTTAATAAAACAGACGAACGAAAAAATACAATATGAACAAAAATTTTGATTACTTAGGAACAACATTTCAAATACAGCTTTTAAACCAAATTGTCGTCGATAAAGAATTTTCGGCGTCGATTATGGACGTAATCGAGAGTTCATATTTTGACAACAAATACTTCAAGATTATCTTGCAAATGATTAAGGAGTATCACGTAAAATACCAATCAACACCAAATTTCGATACACTCGAACAGATTGTTAAATCTGAGATTTCGCAAGAGTTAGTTGCAAAAATTGTCCTTGACACTATTAAACAAGTGAAAGATGCACCATTTGAAGGAACTCAGTTCGTTCAAGAGAAAGCATTAAAGTTCTGTAAACAACAAGAACTTCAAAAGGCGATGGACAAAGCCCAAAAAATCATTACGGAAGGTGACTTCGAATCTTATGATAAGGTTGAAGGTTTGGTCCGTGAAGCTCTTCAGGTTGGGGAAAGAGATACAGGTACAACTGATATCTTCTCCAATCTTGACACCGTTCTTGATGAGGACTTTCGTCATCCAATTGCGATGGGAATACCAGGTATTGACAGACTACTTAAAGGTGGTTTGGCAAAAGGAGAAATTGGTGTTATCTTAGCACCTACAGGTGTTGGTAAAACTACCATCCTTACAAAAATTGCGAACACTGCGTTCAATCTTGGGTATAATGTTCTTCAAATCTTTTTTGAGGACAACCCAAAGATTGTACAACGTAAACACTTCACACTTTGGACTGGTATTGAACCTGACAACTTGGTAAAACACAAAGATGAGGTCATGTCAAAAATCACAGAAATCAAAGAAACGATGAAGAACGAGTTAATCTTGAAAAAACTTCCATCGGATTCTATGTCCATGAATCAAATCAAAAACCAAATCAGAAAAATGATTGCTGATGGTACAAAGATTGACTTGGTTCTTTTGGACTATATTGATTGTGTGGTTCCTGAAAGTTCGAGTAAAGATGAATGGAAAGCTGAGGGTTCAGTAATGAGAGGTTTTGAGGCGATGTGTCACGAACTATCATTAGTTGGATGGACAGCAACACAGGGTAACAGAAGCTCTATATCTTCTGAGGTTGTTACCACCGACCAGATGGGTGGTTCTATTAAGAAAGCACAAGTTGGACACGTTATCATTTCCGTGGCTAAGACTTTACAACAAAAAGAAATGAACTTGGCAACCATCGCTATCACCAAATCACGTATTGGTAAAGATGGGGTTGTATTTGAAAACTGTAAGTTTAACAACGAATTATTGGAAATAGATACTGATTCGTCTGTAACATTCTTAGGTTTTGAAGAACAACAAGAAGAAAGAAAAAGAGATAGAGTTAAGGAATTGCTCGAAAAGAAAAAACAAAGAGAGCAACAACAACAACAATCGTAAAAAACACAATTTAAAATTATGGAAAAAATATTAATAGAGAACCCTAATAGGTTTGTTATCTTCCCAATTCAACACAACGACATTTGGGAGTATTACAAAATGCACCAAGCGGCTTTTTGGACGGCAGAAGAAATTGACTTGACAAACGACATCAGAGATTGGAATAATCTCTCTGAGAATGAGCAATATTTTATTAAGAATATTCTTTCATTCTTTGCAGCATCTGATGGTATTGTCAATGAAAACTTGGCTGAAAACTTTTATCGTGAAGTACAATACCCTGAAGCGAAGTTCTTCTATGGTATGCAATTGGCAATGGAGAACATTCACAGTTTGATGTATTCACTTCTTATCGACACCTACATCTCAAGTGAGGAAGAAAAGAATTTATGTTTCACAGCTTTGGACAACTTACCAGCAGTTCAAAAGAAAGCTAAATGGGCTTTGGATTGGATTGAAAAGGCATCGTTCCAAGAAAGATTGGTTGCGTTTGCTGCGGTTGAAGGTATCTTCTTCTCAGGTTCATTCTGTTCAATTTTTTGGTTGAAATCAAGAGGTATCATGCAAGGTTTGTGTAATGCAAACTCTCTTATCTTTAAAGATGAGAACTTACACTGTGACTTCGCAATTCACCTTTTAAATAATCACGTTGAAAACAAACCAAGTGAAAAAAGAATCAGAGAGATTTTATTATCGGCTT